ATACTTAACGCTAAATTATTGTTTACAAACAAATTGTTTAAAGAGTTCGTTTTAGATAACGGACAAAAAATGAAAGTTGTAGAAACTTTTGATAGAGCGCAAACAGTTAGAGAAATCAAACTTGTTTACACAACTCTTGCAGAAAGTTTTAACGGTAATTCAAAAGTGGCTAGTAAGTCTAACATTCAAGAATCTGCCGGCGCTTCATCTAAACCAGTTAAATCAACAAAACCTTCACAGAAGGTGATTACTGAAGAAGATGCAGTTGCTAATAGATTTAAGAAACTTGCTGGATTACTTAACGGATAAATTAAATTATTAGGAGAAAAATAATGTCTTATATAAATGATGCTTTATTAAATACAAATCATCAGAGAAAACTAAAAGAGGAAACTAAAGGTCTTGTTGATAAATGGGATAAAACGGGTCTTCTTGAAGGTTTATCTAGTGATTATGATAAAAGCGGAATGGCGACAATATTGGAAAACCAAGCAAAACAGCTGATTGATGAAGCTTCTAAAACTGGTACTGGTGGAAATAATGAAGAATGGGCAGGTGTTGCTCTTCCATTAGTAAGAAGAATCTTTGCTGAAATCGCAGCTCAAGATTTTGTTTCGGTACAACCAATGAACTTGCCTTCTGGTCTTGTTTTCTATTTAGATTTTAAATATGGAACACAAAAAGGTGGATCACCTGGAAAAGGTACTGGCGATTCTGTTTATGGTAAAACAGGTCCATTTTCACCACTAACAGCAGGTGGAAATAACCCAACAGAAAATACAGGTACTTTCCCAGATGGTGGTTTTTATGGTGCAGGTCAATATGCTTACACGCAACCAAGTAGATCAGTAAGTTTCGGTAATGTAACAATTACAGATGCTTCACTTTCAGACTTGAATTATGATACTGAACTATCCAAATCAAAAGCTGGTAAATTGTACAAAATAGTAAATGATGCAGCTGTTGCAACAGTAAGAGCTGATCAACAAGCAGTAAGAGCTTGGAAACTTAGAGATCCAGGTGATGATGTTGCTGGTACTGTTGTTTCAGGTTCATACCCACAATTTACAACTTCTGGTTCAGATGGTATTGTTAGCTTTATTGTAGAGTCAACAGATTCAGCTACATTAGAAGAAGGTGAAACAGCTTGGACTCTAGAATATCTAGAACAACCAATTGACTCTAATAGAGGTGACTTTGAGGCTGACGCTGGTTCTGGTCCTCCAGAAACTGATGTTAACATTCCTGAAGTTAACTTAGATCTTAAGAGTTCAACAATTGTTGCTAAAACTCGTAAATTGAAAGCTGTATGGACTCCTGAATTAGCTCAAGACTTAAACGCTTACCATAGTGTAGACGCTGAAGCTGAATTAACTTCAATGTTATCTGAATATATTTCAATGGAAATTGATTTAGAGATTATTGATATGTTAATTTCAGATGCAGTTACTACTGACTATTGGTCAGCTAGAGTCGGCTATGAATGGGATTCATCAGCAAGTAACTTTAGTGCAAATCTACAAGCTACTAATGCGTTAGCTTACCAAAAGAACACTTGGTATCAAACTCTTGGTCAAAAGATTCAAAAAGTATCTAACAAGATACATCAATTGACTTTAAGAGGTGGTGCTAACTTCTTGGTTTGTTCACCAACAGTGGCTACTTTAATAGAATCTATACCTGGATATGCTCCAGATACAGATGGTACTAAAGACCAATTTGCTATGGGTGTAAGTTCAATCGGTGCATTGAAGAGCAGATGGACAGTTTATAAGAATCCTTATATGACTGAAAATACAATCCTTATCGGATTCAGAGGAAGTAACTTCCTTGAAACTGGTGCGGTATATGCTCCATATATTCCATTGATTATGACACCTCTAGTTTATGATCCAACTAACTTCACACCAAGAAAAGGTGTAATGACAAGATATGCTAAGAAAATGGTTAGACCAGAATTCTATGGTAAAATCTTTGTTCACGGATTAGAAACTGTTTAATTAATTATTTAATTAATAAGCAATAGAATAAAGTAAAAACCCCTCTTTTTTGAGGGGTTTTTCTTTTATAATTGATATTTATTTATAGGTAGAACCATTAACAGGAGAATTAATATGCCAAGTCATTATCAAACAAGAAGAAATAGAAATTGTCCAGATGGAATGGAACATCAAATGCCAAATGGAAGATGGATGTGTGGTAAAACTCACAATAATACTATGGAGGGTGGTAATCCATGGAGACAACAATTAAATCTAATGTATAATACAGAAGAATATGGTGCAAATCCATATAGAAAAGGTGGATCAGTCAATAATGGAAGTCATAATTTTAATCAAGGTAAAAGGAATAGGAAATAATGTCTGATAAATTTCAATATGTTTATGCTGATCCAACTTTAGATGAAAATGAATGGGCTTGTGCACAAGAAGCTGAAACAAGTGCGTCTTTAAATACTCCATATGGAACTTATAATGATGATAATTCATTTTGTTCAGAAAGTGTTGATGTATGTAAATGGACTGCAAGAAGACTTGGGCATCCAGTTATGCAACTTGAATTTAATTCGGCTTCAATATATGCTATGTTTGAAGAATCTGTATCAGAATACTCACAACATATAAATAATTACAATATAAAGAATTGGATGTGGAATCAATATTCCTCTAAAGATGTAATTAGTGGTTCTCAATATGAAACAGACCCATCAAGTGCAGGTACTGGTTCATCTGCAATTATGGGAACAGGAAGAAAACAACCAGTTCATCCTCATTTAGGAACTGCTTATGTATTATCAGAACAATATGGTCAGGCAGTTAATGTTGGTGGTAGTGTTACTACTTATAGTGCTTCAATTGCATTAAAAGAAAACCAACAAGAATATGATTTACAAGAAGCATTTAGTGCATCTGTAGCAGGTACAGACTTAACTGGTAAAAGAATAGAAGTTCAGAGAGTATTTCACGGACCTAGATCTGCGGTGTCAAGATTTTGGGATCCATTTATAGGTACTTTTGATCAAAGAATGATGTTAGATCAATTTGGATTTGCATCTTATGCTCCTTCAACTACTTTTGTTATGAGACCAATTTATTATGATGTAATGAGAGCTGCAGCAATAGAAACGAGTGATTATATAAGAAGATCAAATTATTCATTCCATTTACAGGATAATAAAGTTAGAATATTTCCTAGACCTGACGGAGATGATGCAGGTAACAAGATACATTTTAGTTATTATATTAAAGATGATTTATCAGCTGATAGAGATTTTTCAGAAAATAAAGTTACTGATCCGAGTAATGTTCCATACAAGTTTATAACTTATGAGGATATAAATGCATCTGGTAGACAATGGATTAGAAAATTTTGTTTAGCATTATCAAAGGAATTACTTGGTATAATTAGAAGTAAATATGCATCAATGCCATTACCTAATGGGGAAGTGGCTCTTGATGGAGATGCTTTAAAAGCGGAAGGTCGAGAAGAAAAGGCATTATTATTGGAAGAGTTAAAAGAGTTCTTAGAGTCTATGTCGGTGGAGGCTAGAGCTACTGCTGAACAAGAACAGGCAGATGCTCAACAAGAAGTATTAAGTAAAACACCTTTAACTATTTACATGGGGTAATATATCATGGCAAATAAACCATTTTTTGTACCACGAAAAGAAATTGATTTATTCAATTCAATGAATGAAGAATTGATTGATGAAATAGTTGGTCAAAATATAGACATTTATAAAGTTTCACTTGATGAAAGTAATGCAAATATATATGGTGAGGCTGAAGATGGAATTAAATATTTTGAAAAAGGATTTAGAGTCAATTGTCTTATTTTATTTAATGAACCAGTTAATGATATGGCAGAATTTGGGACAGATATAAATGCTGACATGGAAGCTTATTTTTTGAGAAGTTCATTAGAAGATACTGATTTTTATCCAGAAACTGGTGATATACTTGATTGGAATAATTTCTGGTGGGAAGTAGATGCAGTTACAGAACCTCAATTAGTAGCTGGTCATCCAGAATTTAATTTCCAAGTTAAGATGACTGCTCATAGAACAAGATTATCAAATGTTAACATTGAAGAAAGGGCAAGATAATGTCAGTTAAGAAATTAAAAGTAGGACAAAGATTTTTTCAACTTGATCAAAAGAGTAAAGTTAAAAAATCTAATAATAATCCTAAAAGAGTTTATGTTGAAAGTAGTGTTAATAATGGAACTTTAGAT